TATATGTTCTGTTTAATGGCTATGTGCACAACGGTGTTAACGGTGATACTGTTGCTGGGCGTGTACGGTACTCCTCTGTATTGAAATTTAAAGATCCATAGTTTATTAGTTATAAATATAATGGGCCTCTAAATCGTATAATCTAGTAAGTCGATCCATGTATCTTTGATATTGGGCATTGTTGGTACCGTGCGCTTCACTAATTTCCCACATTCGTCGTTGGCATCTTCGTTTATGTCGTCGAATGTCTTGATAGATTTGTAAAACAGAATCATCTTCGAGATTGAAAAGTCGTCTTGGTGGTCGAGACGTAACTTGGAAAGTGTCGTAGTCCAAGAATGGGTTGTTGCCGTAATCAATCATCTCTTCGTATCCGTTCATTAATCTTTTTTTGAAAAAAGTTGGTGGGAAATGCTTTCTATTTATACTAAAAGCTTACGTAAACATAAAACCGATCTGTTTCGTTAATTTCAAACGGATCGGAAACACTTTGAAACGGATCGGAAACAATTATCCGCAGACTGGCATGGCCCAATTGAGGGACTCCGAAGGAGAGGCGGGGTGCCCTATGGGCCGCCGGTCCCGATTTTGGCCAAATGCCACGTCCACCTGACAACCACGGCAAACCATCGCATAGTTTGTATTTTGCCCCGGCTTGTTGAGTACTTTGGCAACTGCCAAAGTAATCAACCAGCCCTATTAGGGTTAGGTAGGGTTAGGGTTAGGGTTAGGGTTGCACAGAAGGTCCAGCATATTATTACCTGGACCTTCTGTGCGTGTGCAACTCGCACTGAAAAAATGACACGTCATCGAAATTTTTGCATTACTTATAATAATTATCCAGATACAAGTCTGTTGGATAATTTGGTTTGCAAATATATCGCGTATTCTCATGAAGTTGCTCCAACAACAGGCACTCCTCATTTGCAAGGATATGTAAGTTTTTCTAATCCTAAAACTTATTTGAATGTATGTGCTTTATTGCCCGGATGCCATATTAGTGTGATGGTGGGATCGATAGCTCAGAATGAAGAATATTGCTCGAAAGCAGGTACGCTGATCGAAAGAGGAGAAAAACCGATTAGCAATGATAATAAGGGTCGTGCGGAAAAACTTCGTTGGCAACGTTCTAGAGAATTAGCGAAAGAAGGTAAAATTGAAGAAATTGATGCGGATATATATATTAGGTATTATAATACGCTGAAAAATATTGCTAAGGATCATCAAAAGAAGCCAGAACCTATTGATGTTAAATGTTTTTGGATTTATGGACCTACTGGTACTGGCAAGTCTTATTGTGTTGAGACGAAATATCCTAATTGTTATAAGAAGAATATGGAGGATATGAAGTGGTTTGATGGATATCAAGATGAAGAAGTGATTTATCTTGAGGATATGGACAAATATCAACCCAAATGGGGTGGTATGTTGAAAAGGTTAGCTGATCGATGGCCTATGCAGGCAAGCATTAAAGGTAGTATGAAGTACATCAGACCGAAAATTGTAATTGTTACTTCGAATTACAGGATTGATGAAATTTGGTCTGATGAAGGAACTGTCGATCCTTTGATTAGAAGATTTACCGAAGTTCATAAATTGACACAAGATCAGGTTGTGGACTTTGACGAATAAAAATGGTTAATACACCACCAAGACCCCGGGTCACAATGCCACGGCATTATGTACCTTCGAGTTTGGATTCAGCTTTTGGTGTTTTAGTGCAGTATAATGGTTCTTCATCTTCAGGGAGCGACATGGAAGTGGACAGTCCTATTGTCCAAATGTTACAGCGCCGGGTTACTGCAGATGTAGGAAATGCGATTCAATTGACAGTGCGTCGTCCGACGTCTCTTCGAATACCTCAGAGAAGAAAACGGTCTTATACGAGAACACTGACAAAAAGAAAAAGAAAAAATGCTCGATACTCTGATAGATACGCCATGTTGCAATGGATTGCTTTTCCCAAAAGAAAATAAAAATGGCGTATAAAAGAAAATATACTTTTAAAGTTAAATCTAAGTCTAAGCGTAAAACGAAGATGGTTACATTGAAGAAACAATTGCTTAGAATGCATGAAGTTAAAGAATTTGCATATGAAGTTCCAAGTCAACAGATGTTACATCAAACTTATTATCAGTTTTCTCCTACTCAACAGTTACTGCCTGGTAATACAGGCACAACTAGAGTTGGAGATGAAGTTTATTTGACTTCTTTGCAAATGTCAGGTTTTTTTGAAACCACAATTGCTGCCAATGCCTCATGTAAATTTCGATGTATTGTCTTTTGGAGCACTACTGAAGCAGCTGCTCAGACTTTAACTACTAATGTTGTGACAGGATCTGCAATGTTTCACCCTGGAACTGATACTTTAGTTTGTAATGCTATTACTAATCCTAATGCAATTTCAGTAGTAGCTGATTTTATTATTGATGCTTCGCAAGTGTTAGATGGAGCAGTTGAGATTAAGTCTTTTAATGTTGAAGTTCCACTTCGTCAAACTTTTAAGTACCGTTTACCTGGATCAGCATATGGAAAAACTAAGAACCTATATGTTCTGTTTAATGGCTATGTGCACAACGGTGTTAACGGTGATACTGTTGCTGGGCGTGTACGGTACTCCTCTGTATTGAAATTTAAAGATCCATAGTTTATTAGTTATAAATATAA